AGGCAAAAGAAATCCTCGACAGCAATGATGTTGATCCATCAATCCCACGTTAGATCGTTGTTTCACCAAAGCAGATCTCAGATCTACTAGGCGACACAACAGTAACATCAAGTGACTTCAACACTGTTAAGGCTTTGGCGCAAGGCGAGCTAAATCAGTTTGTTGGTTTCACATTTATCATGTCAAACCGTTTGGGCGTTGATAGCTCAGCCTATCGTCGCATTATTGCATTTGCAATGGACGGCATTAAGCTAGCGATTGGCAAAGAGCCAACTGCTCGCATTGATGAACGCGCAGACAAATCATATGCAACACAAGTCTACTATTGCCAATCTATTGGGGCGACCCGTATGGAAGAAGCAAAAGTGGTCGAAGTGTTGTGTTCTGAAGCGTAAGGAGTTTGAACCATGACTACTAAAAATTCTACACTGGTCGAAAACTTCGAAGCGTCTCCGATTGTGATGAACGACGCGCACTTGCTACACGGCGTAAAGCGCGTTGCACAAGGCACTATTGCTTTGGCAGCGGGTGACAGCACTGACGACGATGTTGTTATGCTTGCACCAATCCCATCTAACGCATCAATCACAGCTCTGAACATTGCTTCAGACTCACTAGGTGGTTCATGCACATTCAATGTTGGTATCTATACAACTGCCGGCGTTGTTAAAGATGAGGATGTTTTTGCGACTGACGTTGCAGACGGAGCAGTAATGACTGACGTTCGCTTTGAAGCGGCTGACATTAACACATGCGGTCAGCAACTTTACGAACTAGCTGGTGATACGACAGATCCAAAAGACTACTACTACATTGCTGTGACATTCTCAGCGACTGGTGGTAGTGCTGGTGATATGTCCTTCATCATCGAGTATGTTGTAAACTAAAAAAGCGGGGGCGGGAAACTGCCCCCTCTTCCCTTGGGAGATGAGAGATGACAAGTAAAGTTGATATTGCAAACTACGCTTTAAACAAAATCGGCGGGTCAAACATCATTAGCTTTACTGAGGACAGCAAGGCTGCGCGGATTGTTAATCAGCGTTATGATGCAGCCCGTGACGCTGTTTTTCGGGCGCATCCGTGGAATTGTTTAATTCGTCGCGCAGAATTAGCGCAGAGTTCAACGGCTCCTACGTTTGGGTACACGTATCAATACGCACTGCCAACTGACCCATACTGCTTGCGTGTTTTGGAATTTAGCAATGGATCTTTATCATATCCGCAAGATAATATGGTTTCTGCGCTTGGTGAGCCAGTGTTTGTTATTGAGGGTAGAAATCTTCTGACAAATGAAGGCACAGCAAAAATTAAGTATGTCGCGCAAATTACAGACCCAGCGCAGTATGATGCCAACTTAGTTGAAACAGTTGCCGCGCGTCTGGCGCATGAGATTGCGTATGCAATTTCGGGATCGACAACTTTGGTGCAACTAATGGACGTACAGTATCAAACGCAATTAAAAGAGGCTCGGTTTGTTGACGCGACTGAGGGCGCGACAACACACATTGAGGCGAGCGACTTTATTGAAGCGAGGTTCTGATGGCGCGATCAGCACCAGCATATAGCTCATTCACCGCTGGTGAGATTGGGCCAAAGTTTGAAGGCCGAACGAATATTGAAAAATATCGTGAGGGTTTGGCTGATTTGACAAACATGATTGTCATGCCAAGCGGTGGCGTAACACGCCGCCCCGGCACAGAGTTTTTGGATGAAGTTAAAAATAGCGCGGTCAAGACGCGTCTTATTCCGTTTCAGTTCAAAGCCAGTGATACGTATATTTTAGAGTTTGGCGATCAATTGTTTCGGATTTATCGTAACGGTGCGCTGGTTACGAGTGGCGGAGTTCCTGTTGAAGTTGTTACGCCTTATGCGGCTGCTGACATTTTTAATCTGCGTTTTGTACAATCTGCCGATACAATGTATTTTACGCATCCAAGCTATGACGTGCGCAAATTAACGCGTACAGATCACGATGCTTGGAAGTTTTCCATTCCGATCTTTCAAGGTGGATTGGATGCTGCAAAGTATATTGAAAACATTACTCAAGCTAATCCCGGTGTTATTACTGTAACAGGTCATGGATTTAGCAATGGCAATGAGGTTTCATTGTCAGGCATTCAAGGCATGACAGAAATATCGGGTGCAAATTATCGCGTTGCCAATGCAACAACCAATACATTTACACTTGTTGACGAGGCTGGTGATAATGTTGACACAACCAGCTTTACGGCGTTTGAAGATGGTGGCGGCACTGAGGTTGCAATTACTGGTGCGACACAAGCCAACCCATGCGTGATTACCAGCAACGATCATCCGTTCTTTGATAACGATGTTATCTATATCAAAGACGTGGCTGGCATGACAGAATTGAATGATGCTTATTATATCGTTGCATCTGCCACAACAAATACATTTGCATTAAAAGATATGTCTGGCACTGATGTAGATAGTACAGGTTATACTGCTTACACCTCTGGCGGCACGGCTGAGCTTGCATTATCCAAGGTGCAGAAGATACAGGCTGTCGGAACAGAAATGAGCGGTACGGACAACCGTCCCAGCGTTGTAACATTCTTTGAGCAGCGTTTAGTATTTGCCAACACAAACAACAATCCACAAACAATCTTCTTTAGCAAAAACGCTGACTATCAAAACTTTGAAACAGGCACGGCTGACGATGATGCTTTGATCTACACGATTGCGTCTAATCAGGTAAATGCAATTCGTTATTTGTCTGCCACGCGTATTTTGACGATTGGCACTACTGGTGGCGAATATGTTTTAACATCTGCAAATGATGGTCCCATTACACCAACAGCAACTTTGATCCGCAAATATTCCAATTATGGATCAGGAAATGTTGAGCCTGTGCAGGTTGCAGATGTGACGTTATTCTTGCAGCGCGGTGGACGTAAAGTGCGTGAATTTAAATATGTCGGCGAATTGAATATTGAAGCATATGCAGCGCCTGACATGACGATCTTAGCAGAGCATTTGACTGAAGGCGGCGTTGTTGGGTTTGCATATCAACAAGAACCGGAAAGCATTATCTGGGCTATTCGCACAGACGGCACGCTACTTGGCTTGTCATATCGCCGAGAAGAGCAGATTGTTGCATGGCATAAGCACATTATTGGCGGCACGTTTAGTGGCGGTCAGGCTGTTGTTGAAAGCATTACAACTTTGCCGACAGACACGGGCGAAGACGAATTATATATGATTGTAAAGCGTACTATTAATGGTGCTACTAAAAGATATGTTGAGCGCATGAAAGTGTTTGACTTTGGTTCTGACACGACAACTGCATTTTTTGTTGACAGCGGGTTGACCTATAGTGGCTCGGCTGTGAATACACTTTCCGGCTTGTCTCACTTGGAAGGCGAAAGCGTAACAGTATTGGCAAATGGCGCTGCGCATCCAGTTCGTACAGTATCTAGTGGCGCAATAAGCATGGCTTATGATACAACTAATGCAGCAGTCGGTTACAGTTACACAAGTTCAATGCAAACAATGCGGTTAGATACAGGCTCAGCAGATGGCACGGCGCAAGGCAAACCAAAGCGTATTCATGGTTTGACTGTGCGTTTCCATGAAACTGTTGGCGCAGAGATTGGCAATGACAGCGGCGAGACAGATCGTATTCCGTTTCGCAGTTCTGCCAATCCAATGGATCAGGGTGTTCCATTGTTTAGCGGCGATAAGAAGATTGAGTTTCCCGGTGGCTTTCAAGATGATGATCGTGTTTACGTGCGACAAGATCAAGCGTTGCCAATGACAGTTCTGGCGTTGTTCCCGCGTTTGAACACGTTTGATATATGAGGCTAGATAGATGAGTATCTTTGCAGCAATCAGTTTAGGCGCACAGCTTATAGGCGGGTTTCAATCAAGAAGTGCGGCAAATCGAGCCTCAAAGAAGGCGCAGCAAGCGGCAGAATTTAATGCAAGTATAATTGAGCGCGATATTGATCTGTTGGAAAGACAGCGCGGAATTATCAATGCAAACTTTTTAGTGCAGCAAGAAAGAGCAGAGCAAGAATTTGAGCGTGACGTGCAAGCAGTTGCTCGGTCTGGTTTTGCTTACGGTGGCTTTGATATGAGCCAAGGCACGCCAATGGAGGTGCTGCGTAACAATGCGCGTGAGTTTGAATATCAAAAATCTGTTGAGCGGTTTAATAATCAAATTACAAATCTGCAAATTACAGACGCACAAGAAGAGGCTGAGTTAAACGCACAGTTGGCGCGTATGGAAGGCGGCGCGACAGCCGCAGGTTTAAGGGCGCAAGGCACAAG